GTAAAACGCAGAAATTTGTCAAAATTTAAGCTAATCTCTACTACATGAGCACAAAAACAGCCGAAAATCTCTCCCTCCGATGGGCACAGGGGGAGGTGTTCAACGCAGAAAACAGATTCAGAGTCCTGGTAGCTGGCAGAAGATTCGGAAAATCCTATTTATCCTGCATCGAACTACTAAAAGCAGCAATAAACCGCCCAGGCGAAACCTACTTCTACTGTGCCCCAACCTACCGCATGGCAAAGGACATAGCCTGGAAAGAAATAAAGAAACTAATCCCACCCCAGTGGATAGCCTCCAAAAACGAAACCGATCTAAAAATCGAACTAATTAATGGATCGCTAATCGAACTCAAAGGAACAGAAAACGCCATGACCCTCCGAGGCCGAAGTCTCGCTGGAGTAGTACTTGACGAAGCAGCCTTCATGGATTCCGATGTTTGGTTCCAAGTAATCCGACCTGCCCTCGCAGACAAACAAGGTTGGGCATTATTCATATCCACACCAGACGGCACAGCCTCATGGTTCTACGACTTATGGTGCTACGTTCCAGAAGATACATCAGGAGATTGGAAACGCTGGAGCTTTACAACAATAGACGGGGGCAACGTCCCAAAAGAAGAAGTCGAAGCCGCAAGATCCCAACTGGACATAAGAACATTCAAGCAAGAATTTGAGGCCAGCTTCGAGAATCTCACAGGTCTTGTCGCAGTCTCATTTTCAGATTCCAACATTTCTACCGAAGCCGAGGACATAAACATCGCCCCACTCCTTCTGGGAGTCGATTTCAACGTAGACCCACTCTGCGGAATCTGTGCAGTCCGCTACCGAGAATATTTATACGTCTTTGACGAAATAATTATGACGGGTGGAGCAACAACCTGGGATTTTGCCGAAGAAGTAACCAACCGATATGGTGTGGAACGCAGAGTAGTAGCTTGCCCCGACCCCACGGGTGCTGCCAGAAAAACATCAGGAGTAGGTTCAACGGACCACACTATCCTACGCAGAAGCGGATTCACAGTATCTTCCCCCAAAGCTCCCTGGAAAATACGAGACAAAGTAACATCTGTAAACACAGCACTATATGACGCATCAGGAGAAAGACGAACTTTAATTCACCCACGCTGTAAAGAATTAATAAAATCGCTCAGAACTCTAACTTACGCACCAAACACAGGTATGCCTAACAAGAATTTAGGAGTTGACCACGCATTTGACGCTTTCGGCTACCTTTGCCTCCAACAATTCAATCTTGCAAAACCAGAGACACTAGGACAAACTTCGTTTAGAATATACTAAGAGACACTTTTTATCATGGCTTATGGTTATGGTGGATCAATGAAATCCACAACAAAAAAGAAGAAAAAGAAGAAGAAAACTAAGAAAAAATGAGACGCTTTAGACAGGTGAGACGAGACAAAAAGACGAATGTGCCTAGTAAATACCTTGCAGGTGCAAAAAACAGGTCTAAAAAAGCAAAAGAGATTAAAGAAACAGCCGAAAAGTACAAAAAAGGGCAATATATTGACATAAAAGCCATCAACAAATCACGAACAGCCCAAAATGACGACAAAAAGAAAGCCACTAAGCGAAAAAACAAAACAAACACTAAAAGAAAAAGCAGATAAAAGCCGCTTCACCTACGGCCAACTGTCTCAGGTCTACCGCAGAGGACAGGGAGCCTATTTATCATCTGGATCTCGTAACGTACCAATGGCAGCATGGGCTATGGGCAGAGTAAATAGTTTCATTTCAGGCAGGGGAGGTGCTAGAAAAGCTGATGCTGATATACTTAGGAAGAAGAAAACCAAGAAAAAATGATTGAAATTACTGACGAAATGCTCAATATCATCGAGAAAGTGAAAGGAAAGCGTAATCCTGCTCTTTGGGATCCTCGTTGTGAACAATATCAAGCAAAAATGTCAAAAGGTACTGTAAAAAAGTCAACTACAAGTTAAACTATCTATAAATACTCTTTTTTTCATTGGATCATGGCATTTTTTCGTGGAGAAGAAGGTTCTGTTAAATTTAAAAACGGAACTGGAACAACAGAAGCAATAGTTTCTACAACTGGTTGGTCATTAGACATATCAAAAGACACATTAGATGTGACTGCTCATGGAGCAACATCAAGAAGTTTTGTTGGTGGACTAATTTCTGGTTCTGGTTCTATTGATTTCTTATATACAGCAGCTAGTGGTGACGAAACAGCAAATTTACTTGCTGATGTTTTAACAGCAGAAGATCCAGCAGATGCACAGTTTGAATTATTCTTAGATACTTCTGGTACTAAAAAAGTAAGTTTCGCTGGAATTGTTCAGGGAACAACTTTAAGTGCTCAAACAGGTGATCTTGAAACTGTAAGTGTTAGCTTCGTAACATCTGGTGCTATCACCAACGCTGCCTAATGCCTTTGAAATCCTACTCAAAGAAACAACGTAAACTTGCTGCGGTTGCTCCACCACGGGATAAGATTACGGCTGCTGATCTTAAAAAACTCAATGCTAAAAAGAAAAAGAGGAAAAAGAAATGAAGAAGAAAGAACTTACAACTAGGCAAAAGACTGCTTTAGCAAACCATAAAAAGAAAGGTACTCATACTGCACAACACATGGCAGTAATGAAGAAAGAGATGTTAAGCGGAAAAACATTTATGGAAGCACATAGAATAGCCATGAAGAAAAAAGGAAAGTAATGCCCAAAGAAAAGGATTCCCGTTTAAAAAAGTTTAATCTTTCAGGTTACAATAAACCAAAGAGGACTCCTAATCACCCAGAAAAATCTCATGTAGTTTTAGCTAAAGAAGGTGATAAAATAAAGTTAATACGTTACGGGCAACAAGGAGTTAGTGGTGCAGGAAAAAATCCTAAGAGCGATAAAGACAAGGCCAGAAGAAAATCTTTCAAAGCCCGTCATGCAAAAAACATTGCCAAAGGTAAAATGAGTGCAGCTTATTGGGCTAATAAAACTAAGTGGTAACTTATGACTTATTCAATCCCTGGTCCAATACGAACCAACATTGTTTCATCAACTTCCGCAGGTGGTGAAGATAGTCCTTTTACTAGAACCAGAGCAGTTCTAGACATGATGAAAGGATGGGAAATAATGAAAGCTGTTAGTGAAGGAACAGATTACTTAAGAACAAATAGCGAAGCTTTCTTACCATTAGAACCAAGAGAAGACTATGACGCTTATCTCGCAAGGGTAAACAGAGCAGTATTTAGTCCTTTTACTCAAAGATTAATAAGAGCAGCAGCAGGTCTTGTACTTCGTAAACCAATAACATTAACAGGTGATCCATACTGGACTGAAATGTTCAAAATGGATGTTGATGGCTGTAAATCAGATTTAGATGAATATGCAAGAAGAATATTAATGTGTTCATTAACTTACGGTCAAAGTCATATTCTTGTAGATTATCCAGCACCTTCCGGTGCATTAAGTCTTGCTGAAGAAAGGCAACAGAACCGTAGACCATACTGGATCGAAGTAGATCCGACAAATCTGTACGGCTGGAGATTAGATAGAGAATCAAATTATGGAAATCTTATACAGGCTAGAATTGCAGAAAAAGCTGTATTACCTAGTGGTCAGTTTGGGGAAAAAGTTTTTGATCAGGTAAGAGTTATAGAACCTGGAAGATATAGAGTATTTCGTAAGAAAGAGCAGTTAGAGGAAATGTACGATGTTTCTGATGGTAGTTCTGCTGGTGAGTTTGAAGTAGCCACTACTGATAAAGACTATAAACAAGTAGAATCGGGAGAATTTTCTTTAGGAGAAATACCATTAGTTACTATTTATTCTGGTAAAACAGATAATTTAGTAAGTAAACCACCTTTATTGGATATTGCATATTTAAATCTGGCACATTTTCAAAGACAAGCTGATTTAATTCATAGTTTGCACGTTGCATCTCAACCGATGTTGGTAATGGAAGGATATGATGATCAGACTAAAGATTTAGCTATCTCTGTTAATTATGCAATGGCAACTCAGCCAGGAAATAAAGTTTATTATGTAGAACCTGCTTCTAGTGCATTTGAAGCACAATCCGCAGAAATAAAAGAGCTACAAATGCAAATGGCAACATTAGGCATCAGTACATTATCACAACAGAAGTTTGTAGCTGAATCAGCAGATGCTAGAAGATTGGATCGTGTAGACACAAACTCTATGCTTGCAATGGTATCAATGGAATTAGAGCAAAAGCTACAAAAAGCCTTCAATCTCTCTGCCGAATATGTTGGAATCGAACCACCTGAAGTAAAAATAAGCAGAGACTTCGACATTGAAAGACTAATCGGACAAGATATTACAGCATTAACATCATTATTCGATCAACAAGTCATTGATAGAGATGAATTTAGAGATATTTTGGTACAAGGTGAAGTATTACCAACAGCGAATGAGGTTAAATCTGAATAAGCTGCTAGAATATTAAATAAGTACTTTAAAACTATGGCTAAATCTTTGGACAAGGTTCTTCAATCTGATGGATCTTATAAATGGGAACTCGTTGAACATAAATCTGAGATTTCAACAGAAAAGGTTAAAAAACCTGCAAAGAAAGTAACTAAAGTTGAAACTACTACAAAAACATCTACTGAAAAATAATCTATGGCAATCGAAGAAAAAGTAATTC